TGTTGCACTCAAAATGGCATCAGAGGTGGATCAGCGACAGTCCACTTCCCAATCTGGCATCAAGAAATAGAAGATATCTTAGTTCTTAAGAACAATAAAGGTACTGAGGATAATAGAGTTAGAAAACTTGATTATAGTATACAGATTTCAAAATTATTTTACGAAAGATTTATTAGTGATGACAAGATCAGTCTTTTTTCTCCTCATGATGTGCCAGGGTTGTATGATAGTTTTGGTACAGAAAATTTTGATGACTTATATGTAACTTATGAAAATGATACTTCTATACCAAGGAAGACAGTTTCAGCACAAGAACTAATCTTAGATCTCCTTAAGGAGAGAGCAGAGACAGGTCGTATTTACATCATGAATATTGACCACTGTAATAGTCACAGTTCATTCAAAGACAAGGTTAACATGAGTAACCTATGTCAGGAGATTACACTACCTACAGATCCTATTCAACACATTGATGGTGAAGGTGAGATAGCATTGTGTATTCTATCTGCTGTTAATGTAGGTAAACTACGTAACTTAGATGAGATGGAAGAACTCTGTGATCTATCTGTACGTGCTTTGGATGAGTTGATTGATTATCAAGGTTATCCAGTAGAAGCAGCACGTATTAGTACACTTGCAAGACGTTCTATTGGTGTAGGATACATTGGATTAGCACATTATCTTGCCAAGCAAGGTGTTAAGTATGAGGATCCAGAAGCATGGAAACTAGTCCATGATCTTTCAGAAGCATTTCAATACTACTTACTTAAGTCATCTAATAAATTGGCAGAAGAAAAAGGACCATGTGGTTATTTTGAACAGACTAAGTATGCAGATGGTATTCTTCCTATAGATACATACAAGAAGGATGTGGATGAGATTGTACCTAATGACTTATCATTTGATTGGGGAAGTTTACGGGAGGACATACTCGCTCACGGGCTCAGGCACTCCACGTTGTCTGCCCAAATGCCATCAGAATCCTCCTCGGTTGTATCCAATGCTACGAATGGCATTGAACCACCCAGAGATCTTATCTCAACGAAAAAATCTAAGAAGGGACCTCTCAAACAAATTGTCCCACAGTATGCAACACTTAAGAACAACTATACGTTGCTCTGGGATATGCCTGGGAATAATGGTTATATTAATATTGTTGCTGTTATGCAGAAGTTCTTTGATCAAGCAATTTCTGGAAACTGGTCCTATAATCCATTACATTACGAGAACTCTGAGGTTCCTACTTCAGTGATGGCACAAGATCTATTAACAACCTTTAAGTATGGTTGGAAGACATCTTATTATCAGAATACATATGATACAAAGAGTGATATAGATGAACCAGCACATCCTATTGGTTGGAAGGATGATCTGCCAGAAGATAATAACAAAGCAATAACCAACCTACTAGATGATATATTCTCAACCGAGGAGGAGGCATGTGACAGCTGTGCAATCTGAAATTAAAGGTATGACTGTTTTTAATACAAAGCAGACTGATACCACCAAAGGACAAATGTTCTTTGGTCCTCCATTAGGAGTCCAGAGATACGATAAATTTAAGTATCCTATATTTGATAAGTTAACACAGACACAATTAGGATTCTTCTGGAGACCAGAAGAAGTATCTTTACAAAAAGATAGATCGGATTACCAGACACTTAACAAAGCACAGAAACATATCTTCACAGCAAATCTTAAGTATCAGATTCTTTTAGATTCTGTACAAGGTAGAGCACCTGGTATGGCATTTGCACCATACTGTTCTCTACCTGAACTAGAAGGTTGTATGAATATCTGGCAGACTATGGAGATGATTCATAGTAGGTCTTACACTCACATTATTAAGAATGTATACCCAGATCCATCAGAGGTCTTTGATACTATTCTTGATGATGAAAAGATTCTCGCACGTGCTGAGTCAGTTACTAAAGCTTATGATGATTTCATTAACATAGCAAATGAATATGGTCAGAGTAATAATTGGAAACCTGACTGGAAGGATCATGTTAATGCTGAGTGGACACGTAAAGATTTAAAAAGACATCTCTATAGGGCAGTTGCTAATGTATACATTCTTGAAGGTATTCGCTTTTATGTCTCTTTCGCTTGCAGTTTTGCCTTTGGTGAACTCAAGATCCTTGAAGGGTCAGCAAAGATTATCTCCCTTATTGCTCGTGATGAATCACAACACATGGCAGTCACACAGAATATACTAAACAAGTGGAAGGAAGGTGATGATCCAGAAATGATGGATATTATTGAGGAAGAGGAAGAGAATGTCTATCAAATGTTTAAGGATTGTGTAGCAGAAGAGATAGAATGGGCAGAATATTTATTTAAAGATGGGAGTATTATTGGTTTGAATGATAAATTATTACAGAACTATGTTGAATGGACTGCTAACCGTAGGTTAAAGTCAATGGGATTGAAACCTATCTTTGATATACCATTAGCAAACAATCCATTACCTTGGACTGCACACTGGTTGTCTTCTAAAGGACTACAAGTAGCACCACAGGAGACAGAAGTGGAGTCGTATATGATAGGTAGTATTAAACAAGATGTTAAGAAAGATACTTTCAAGGGTTTTCAACTATGACCCAAGGTACAGAACCAGAACCACGAGACGAGTCGTGGAGAGAAGAGTACCTCGGTATGAAGATTCACGGTACATACAAGAGGAATTTGCTTCAGAATGGGCCGAAGTCCCTCGCACAGAGTTGGATGATGCAAGCTATGTACAACGACTGGAAGAAGAGCAAGGGGATCGTAGATCCAGAGCCACCGAATTGCCAGAGCAGCATGAAAGAATGGGAAGAAAGTATAAAGAAATACCAGACCCGTGGTTTGACTGACTAAATAGGCTTATGAGCGTTATAATCTACTCAGAATATTGTGAGATATTGGAGGAGGAGAACATTCTCTTGAAGGAGGAAGTGCTTTTTCTTAAGCAACAGTTAGAGTATAAGACTATGGGGCCACCAATACATTCACAAGATGACATAAATATTGAGGAATAGATAATGGGTATGTGGAAAAAGATAAGCAAACTTCAGAAGGAAGTTATGAGAACCCCTGGACCTATAAGGGTTCAACTTTTACTTCTGCTGACATTAACGGGCAGTTCGGTTTTGTCTACAGGATTACAAATTTACAAACTGGCCAGCAATACATCGGAAGAAAATATTTCATACAGAAACGAAAGCCTAGAGGTGGCGGACGCAGGAGGACGAGTGAGAGTAACTGGAAGCAATACTGGGGTAGTTCTAAGGAACTTAATGCTGACAGGAAACGCTTGGGGTCGGATACCTTTACCAGAGAAATCCTCTCCACCCACAGTACCCTCGGAAGAGTAAATTACGAGGAGACCAAGCAATTATTTTTAAATAATGTATTACAGGAGACTCTAGAAGATGGGTCTCCAAAGTATTATAACAGTAACATTTTAGGACGTTACTATAGGAAGGATTATTTTACAGAACAATGATAGTAGTAAGGTGTAGTTCTTGTGGCAAGGAATTGCAAGGACAGACAAGTAGGATCATTTCGTGTGGGTGTAGTAATATGACAACCATACATGACGATGTTGTGTCTGCAAATAATATGGATCTTGTGGTATTGTTACAGAACAATAAGAAAGCAAAGAAAACTTCTCTTTTCTCAGAAGAAGATCTAAAATATCAAGAGGCACGTAGACATCGTAAAGTTCGTAAAATGACATTTGAAGAGAGATGATAAACCTTGATGAAAAATTTCATAGTTACCTAGAGAAAGGTGGTAAAACCTTTAGAATTGATGGTGTTAACGAACCTCTTAAGGGCTATGGATATAATTGTGATGGAAACGACATCATTGGATACTGGGTAACGACAACTAACTATAAATTGTACTATAATTTGAATGAACAGTTTATTAAAATGGAGGCAATAAATGAATCCGTTTGATGTGATGTTTGGAACTAAGTATCCAGATGACAACTACCATAAATTGTATGATTATCCAAATCCAGAAGAAATTAATCCTACTTTAATAAAAGTTATTGAAGAGTCTGTGTCATCGCAAGCATTAGGTGATAGTAGAAGAACTACTTGGTGTTTATTTTTAGAGAAAAGACACGAAGTGAAAGAGATTGATCTTTTACTGTCTTGGGTTGAAGAGAAGTGTGCTTTATTTTCTCGCAATTATTCAACAATAACTTCTCCTTTTAATATGAATGATGAGGAAATGTATGTTGAAAATGTACGCAAAGGTTTAGAACCTCCTACAAATGCTGGTGGAGGTGGTGAAGGTTCTTTTAATCCATTTGGATTTGTGATAGGAGAATGTTGGGGAATGTCTTATGGGAAAGGTTCGGGAGTAGCTACTCATAGTCACTATCCTTGGCCAATAGCATTTGTTTATTATGTAAATACACCTGAAGGATCTGCTCCCATTCGCTTAGGATTCGCAAATGATTATGAGGAAATAAATCCTACTGCTGGACAATTACTTTTTCTTGATGGACACACAAAACATGGAGTTCCTACCAATATTGGTAAGGTTTCTGGTAGAATGTCCATTGCTGGACTTTTCACATACATACCAAAGAATTTAAAATAATGAAAATCTTTTTAGACACCGCAGAGGTGAGTCAAATTGTTGACGGTTATAAGACTGGATTGGTTGATGGTGTCACCACTAACCCTACTCTTATACTAAGGTCAGGTAGGAAACAGAGTGATGTGATTGAAGAGATCTATCAAGCATGTCCTAACCTTGAGTCTATATCTGCTGAAGTAGTTGCAGAGACTGCTGATGAGATGATAGAACAAGCACAACCTTATATTGCTCTTAGTGACAATGTTACAATTAAAGTACCTTGTACACGTGAGGGACTTAAAGCTTGCTATGAACTTAGCAATGATGGTATACTTACCAATGTAACTCTTGTGTTTTCTACATCACAAGCAATACTTGCTGCTAAGGCAGGTGCAACTTATGTCTCACCATTTGTGGGACGTGTAGATGATAATTCTTTTGGAGGTTTGTGCCTTGTAAAAGATATTGCGAATACATATAAGAGGCATGATGTTGAGACACAAATCCTTGCTGCTTCTATTAGAAATGTCAGGGATGTAGGTAGAGCCTTTGAGTATGGTGCTAACGTATGTACCATACCTGTTAAGGTCTTTGATAAGATGTATGATCATGTCCTAACCCGTGAGGGATTAGAACTATTCAATAACGATTATCTAGCCGCTAAAAAAGGAACATGAAAAATTTCACCGTATACTCTAAGGATGGATGCAACCATTGCAAACAGATCATAGAAGTACTAGGTCTTTCTGAACTTAACTACGTTGAGTATAAACTTGATATAGATTTTAGTAAAGAAGCATTCTTCGGACAGTTTGGTGAAGGTGCTACCTTCCCTCAAGTAGTATTAAACGGTGAAAATCTTGGTGGAACTCAAGAGTCTATCAGATATATGCAAGAAAAAGATATTTGTTGTAACGTATGATTGAATTAACTGAAGAAGAATTTAAGGGAGACTTAGACAAATATACTACTCGTATAGAACAT